ATGTGGCTATTAATGATACTGAAAAGTTCTGCGAGGGTATGGAAGTAGACGATAATATAAAAGAATGTGTAACCCATATGGTGTTTCAATTAGGTTTACCAAGATTAAATAAATTTAGAAATTTTAAACAAGCCTTAGTTGATGGGGATATTGCAAAGGCACAAGCTGAAATGAAAGATTCACTTTGGTATAGGCAAACCACTAACAGGGCTGAAAGATTAATTGAGAAAATGGGGAAAAGTTTATGATACAGGCATTAATAGCACCAGTTACAGGGCTTTTAGATAAGTTTATAGAGGATAAAGACCAAAAGGCTAGATTAGCACATGATATAGCCACTATGAGTGAGAAACACGCTCAAGAGCTTGCTAAAGGGCAATTAGAAATAAACAAAGCAGAAGCTAGTCACAAATCTATATTTGTTGCAGGTTGGAGACCCTTTATAGGCTGGACTTGTGGTGTTGCTTTATGTTGGCACTTTGTTTTACAGCCTATAGTCATCTTCTTAACAGCTTATATAGGTGTAGCACTCCCAGAGTTACCTACATTTGATATGGGTAGCCTAATGACTGTTTTAATGGGTATGCTTGGGCTTGGTGGTCTTAGGACATATGAAAAGCAGAAAGGTTTAACAAAATGAGTTGTGAAACTTGTAAGGCTTATGAGTGTGATAAAGAGGAATGTAACTGTAAATGTCATACTCGGGAGAAAAACAAAAAAAATAATTTTAAACACGAGTAAACAAAATGAGTAAGTTTTATATGAAGTTGTATGAATTTTTTAATGGTATAGCCAATTACTTTTGGCATAAGGCTATAAATGACAAAAAGAAAAGATGATTTAGAAGAAGAGTTTGGCAAAGAGTTTATTGACTGTATTTTAGGAAAATGTGAAACTAATTGTAGATATTGCAAAAAGGAGAATGAAAATGCCATACCACACAAAAAAAACTAAACGAAAAATGAAGAAAAAGAAAAAGAAATAATGGCTAAGAAACGTAAAAAAGCACCTAGAGGTTATCATTATATGCCAGATGGTCGTTTAATGAAAAACTCAGCACATAAAGGGAAAAGAAAAAAGAAATAATGGAAGGTTTTACAACTACAGCTACTTTATCTGAACTTATAGATAAGCGACCTATGAAGAAAAGAAAGGGTAGAAGACGTTATAGAATGCCCAATAAGGGCGATTTAAGGGCTGTACAGCGTATATTAAAGAAAAAAGGGATACAATACTAACGAATTGGAATGTTTTGCTTGATAATTCCTCCAACTACCTCAAGGCATTCTGATACCTCCCCTTTAACAACGTAGTGAGGTGTTCCTAAAATTTCTGATTGTACAGCCCACAACTTTTGAGTATCAGATAACCTGCCTTTAGGTGCTTTCAATTCAATATATAATATTTTCCCTACAGGGTATTCCACAATAATATCTGGACAGCCAGACTTTAAACCCATTTTTTTCATCTTAGCGTGTAAATAAATAGACCTTTTACCCTCATTAGGTACATGAAAATGTCTAAAATTGTAGGTCTTGGCTAAGTATTCTAGGTATTGGTTGCAAGCTATTTGAATGTCAGCTTCTTTAGTCATAGGGAGCAAACCTTTCAATCTACTCCCTATGTATAGTTCATTATTGGAGTATAATAAACATAAAATAGGCTCTAAAATAGGGGTAAGAACCTAAGTATTTCTAACAAAAATCAGTATTATTTACAATTAAATTGTATTTTTTTTAACTTTTTTTTAATTTAGGGCTTGTAAAAACCTAGAATAAAGATTAGGTTATTTATAACTAAACAACTTAATAATAATAATTGGAGTATAAAATGCAGACATATAAGGAAATAATCAAAGATTTAGAGAAAGTTTTTGAAAAGTTTGATACTTTGTATATTGATAGGCAGGTAGCTTATTATGAGAAAAAGCATCAAGCTGTAACAAATTGGTGGAAAGCACCCACTAGATTAGAGGGTTCTAGAAATAAGTACCATAGAATTAATTGGGATGACCTATATACAATAGCAGGTGGCAAGGGAATGTCTGAAAAGCTGAAAGGCATCAATGTTCTTATGGCTCAAGATTTAGCTGTAAAAGATGCTAAAGCAGTTATCAAGTCAAGAAATGCTAAGATGGCTAAGAAGCTAGAAGATGCAGGAATTACCAAAGTTATTTCAAATAATATCGAAGTTTCCTCAGATGGTTTTAATGGTTATTTTGCTGTTGAAACTGATAAGGGAAATCAGACAGTCACAATTAATACAATTCTTGCAGGTGGCTATAACATTCAATCATTACATTACAGAACATTAATCAAGGTTAGGGGGTAATCATGTATAATTCTAAATATATTATAGGTTCTGGCAGTAAAAATAAAATGTACTGCCTTTACCATTCTTTTGATGATTATAGCCCATTTGGTCTTAGGAATAGGTGTCATCATGTTGCTAATTTATCTACAGATTATAATAAGGCTGTAAATAAAGCTAAAAATATTGCTGACCCTAATTGGAATTTAATTATCTCAGAAAAGCCTTTTGAGCTTAATAAAATTACCAGAAATGGAACTACAGAAAAAAAACTACCAAAAGTAGAATTTGTAGAAGAAAAGCAAGAGCCAAAAATACAATATCCATTAAGCAAACCAGTTGGTGAAGTAGGCGAAAGATTAACTTTAACTTTAGGGGTTACAGACAGCTTTACTTATCAAAGTCGTTTTGGAACTGGTCTTTGTAAAAAGTTTATTGATGCAAACCACAATGAATATGTCTCTTTCAGTCAAGCTAAATTTATGTGGGATTTAAAGGTAGGTGATACAGTTTATTGTACTGCTGAAATAAAGTTCCATAACAAAGATTATGATTGGAATACAAATGTTATCTACGAAACATTAATAACTAAAATTAAAGGGGTAAAATAATGAATCTTAATACAGTAAATCAAATTATCAGTAACGAAAAATCAAAAGAGCTACTCATTAATATAATTGTTGATGGCAAAACTTACATAATCAATACCATTGCAAGCGATTTTGGCAATGAAGTATTAAAAATATATGTTGATGAAGAGGGAGCAAACTAATGAAAAAACCACCAATAAATTTTCAAAATCTATCTAGAGAAGATAAAGAAGCAATCATTGAAATTGCAAAACAAATAAAAACATACAAAGAGGTACTAAAAAAGAATTTTAATATTGCTGAAAACTATCGTGAATTTGATGAAATGGCAGACAATTCTTGTTTAAGTATTTTCCACAGTTCAAATATTTTTGATTTTAAATTAGATGATAAGGAAAAAACTAATGATTAAATTTATTAAAAACTATGGTGTTTATATAGCAGAAACAGTTTTATTATTTAGCGGATTTGCTTTTGCTTGTTTTTTGCTGATAGCATTTTAAGGGGGGTAATGATGCTTAATCCACTAGAAAAGAAAAGGCAAAATTATCTCACATTTTATAAGGATGGCATTAAAGATGCCATTCTAAACCAAAAGAAAAATCCAGATAATATGTTTTCAGCCTATTACAAAAGAGGTTTTGAAGATGGTTTGGAGCTTAGAAAACTTATCGAAGAATATGGAATAAACAATATTGGAGCAGATAATGATAGATAAACCAATAAAAATAGGCTGTACGGAGCTTTATACAGCTAGAGTTCTTAATATGTCTGTGGCTCAATATTATGGAGTTTTTAAAGAATATGCAGAACTTCTTCATAAAGCCAGACAAAGAAATGCAAGAAAACTTAAAACCGAAGATTCAAACAAAACAGAATTAAAAATTATTTATGGTCTTAGAAAAGATTTAAATAAATTGGTTCTAAAAAGAATAAACGAGAATTATTATGAAAATATGTAAAGTATTCTCTATATATACTTTATTGGTGGCTCTGGGAGCTTGCTCGACTACACCAATAGTAGATAGTAGGGGAAAATCATCTGCAAATATCAAAGGCGATATGAACAGATATCATGACGATTTATTTACTTGTCGAGACTTGGTCAAAGATGAAACAAATTTTGTTTTAGAACAGGGCAAAATAGTATATAATTTGTTAAGATTCAAAGTGTTATGGCTTAGTCCTAAAGCACAAACTAGGCGAGATTTAATTAATAATTGCCTAGAGGGTCGAGGTTATAACGTATTAAATAAATAATAAAATTGGAGTATAAAAAATGAATACAATAGAAAGAATCTACGACAATACCAAAGATGGTATCCCAAACTATGCAATTTCAACTACAGACGGAAAAATGCTATATGCAAGGGGAATGCCTTTGTATCCAGTTCCTAAATCTGGGGATGTTATTAAATACAGTATAGTCAACACCAAAACATCCGAAAAGGGTAACCAATATAGCAATATCAAAGATGTTGAAATTGTTACTAATGGTCAAACTTCAGAGGAACAAGCACAACAGCAAGCCCAATATGAGAATGCTGTACCAGTTCAAGCTATACAATCTGCACCAGTACAACCTACATCTAATGGGTTTAGTAAAAGCGACACTCAAAGATTAGATATATTTGTTACAGGTATAGTTGGCAGGTCTATGGGTTCTGGGCAGTTTTCAGTTCATGATATAGGTGAATTAACAAGAAATGCTGTAAGTGCTT